TTTACAAAGCCTGACATCGCTATGTCATAAAGTATGTAAAGATTCATCTTGCTTTTCCCGTGCAATCGTTTCGGCTGAATATAATTAACTGTTGTCATTTTGAAACCTATTTCCGTAACTAATCCGGCAATAGACGCTTTCGCTTCCGTTATATTATCGCTTAGACGTGTTGCTTCTGCGTATTCCGCATCTGTAAGCACGTTTCCGAGACGCACCGCGTCTTGCCCTAATTCTTTTATTGCATCGCTTCCCTGTTCCATAAGCGGTACCATCGCCGCGCCACTTTTGCCGAATAACGCCATTGCCAAGTCGGCTTTGTAAATTCCTTCCGGCATCTTTTTGAACATATCGCTCGCTTCGAGCATAATTTGGTTTGTATCTTTTAATTTTCCATTTGAATCGAATATCTGAACGCCTGCACGCCGAAACGCTAATTGCGCCTCTTTGTTTCCGTTTGCTGCGGAGGCAAGGTTCTTATTTAACTTAATCATTGACCCCGATAATGCTTCACTTGATATATTGCTTTGTTTTGCGGCATACTCCATTTTTGCAAATTCTTGTGCGCTAATACCTATTCTTTTTGATGCTTTGACGGTAGCGTCTGCTGCACCGGCGGTTTTCGCGGCAAGTCCGAAAAGTGCCGCGCCTGCACCGCCTGCTACCGCTCCGATTTTCATTAAGTCGCCTAACGGCTTACCGATTGACTTTCCGAAGTTCGCCCACGCAGAGCCCGCTTCGCCCGCCGATTTGCCTATATCGTTAAATGCCTTTGTGAAATCCTTACTTAAAACCGCCTGTTTTCTTGCTTCGGCGGTCTTTTTGCTTAATTCGGAAATTTTCTTCGCGGCATCATCGGTTGCTGCGTTAAAGGCGGGATTGAGTTTCCCGCCTATTGCAAATGCTAATTCAAACGTTTTTGCCATATTGTGAATTTTCCTTTTTAATTAAGTCCGCATAAATATCCACCCACTCTTTAATTTCAATAAGCCGCAGTTTCAAAATCTCAAAAATCGAAGAGTTACTTGACCGAGTAAGCCAAGCAACCGTTTCCATTATTACCCGGTAGTTTCTGAAACCGCACCCATTAAAAAAATCTGCGCCAACATAGTAACCGCCGTAGCGTCCGTGAAACTCAACTCGTCAAACTCGTGAATCGTCAAATCCGACGCAGCCGCTACCACGTATGCGTAATAGTTCTTTGAGAACTCCCTAAATTTTGTTTCCTCGTCTATGCATTCGGGAATAGCGGCAATTCTCCGCATATCCCGCCCTTTCAGCCGTTCAAAATCAATGTTCAACTCGGTAATTCGCTTACCTGCCACTTCCACCGGATTTTTAAGGACATACTTTTTCGCACGGTTTGCAACTTCTTCGGCAGACGTGTTATTGACTGCGGTTTTCAACGCCTCCAAATCTGCTTCTGTCAGTGTTTCCGTTACATCAAATTTATGCTCTTCTTTCATATTTCCCCCTTACAAACCGATTGCCGACTTCAAGCCTGCCAACGCATCTTTTCCGCCCATTGAGTCAATGTAGTTGAATTTGTCGATGTGCAGGGTTTCCTTGTTGTCGTGCCACTCTCGCAAAACCGTAATGTTAAACTCAACTTCGCGGTTTTGCAGTTCGCCGACAGCAAACTGTCCGATTGTCAAGTTCGCAGGCATCGCCATCCAAAGAACTTTGTGCTGCTTGTACACGTATTTATTCGTCGAGCGGTCGAGTTCCTGAATACCACCCCAAAACTCGAAGTGGTTATACCCTTGGTTGAGATAATCAACCGACTCCGACGTAATCGTTCTGAACGCAATCGTGCCGTTCATATCTTCCGTGTGTCCTTGGATTGGTGCGCTCACAACGCCACTTATTCCTGCGCCTTTGATTTCTGCGCGAAGACGATTGACCGTGGGCATAGTAACCGTTACAACGCCGATTTTTCTTGCACCGTCAAGATACATTTCATAGTTCGCTAAAACTTGCGGGACCGAATTTGCCATAATTTCCTCCTTTTTATCCGAATAACACTGCTAAATATGACGGGTCAACTTCGAGCAAATTCTCCACATTTTCGGCGGGGGTAGTTAGTCCCAGCAATGTGTGGAATACGACTTTCCCGTCCATTAAATCCGTAATCGGATTTTGCTCCTGATTCAATTCGATACGTCCGCCCAAAAGCGCACCAGCCGCAACAACCCCAGCGATAAAAATATTCTCGCTGTTCACGATTGTTTCAATCCAAACGCGAGTCATCGGTTTGTCGAGACGCGACCAGTAACTCAAAATGAATCTGTTACCGTGCCAAGCGAGCATTCTGCGGCTTGAAAAGAATGTGTCTTTCGTGTCGAGTACGCCCGGATAACAGGCAGTCCTATTTCCCCACAGAACCCAGCCGTTGACAAAATTTAACGCCGTAGTGATTCCGTTTGCGTTGAGGAAATTCGCTTTCTGCAAATCTAAAACGACCTCATTCCCGTTCACAATCAACGCCTGCATTTTCAGGTTTTCGTTTGACGGGCTCTCGTGCGGGAATCCGTTTCGAGCGTCGATTTCAGCCAAAATACAAGCCGCTTGCGTTGACATATTCATTATGTCGTCGCCTAATCTCACTTTTCCGTAACACAAATACAGATTTTCCGAAACCAAGTTTTGGGCGTTTTTATACGCTGGTGCGCTGCTGTACAATGTTACCGCATCTGTGCCTTCCGTCGGAATGTCCGCAATTGCTCCACCCGCGTTAAATATTCCGTTGATTCGCTGTGTTCTTGTAACCAAAGCCGCCGCAACCGCCGGAATTTGCGAGAAATTCGGAGCGATTAACACGTTCGGAATCAATCTAAATTTCGGGAACGCCTCTTCCGTGAGCATCGTTGCTGAAATTACTTGCGCCGCAGTTACGTTTTCCGGAGCAGCGCGAGTGTATGCAGCGGTGAACGCCATACCTGTTGCTTCAATATCCGTCGCCAACTGACTGTCTTCGACTACGGTAACAACTCCCGTAACGCGATTCAGCGTGTAATGCGTGTTCTCCGTGTATGTGAAAGGTGTCGTTGCGTTATTCCTCAACGTCAAATTTCCGATTACGTCGGAATGTGCGAGTTTTGCGACTCCGTCACTAAATAAAACGCTCTCTGCCGCAACGTTCGCTGTATGTATTGCGGGGTCAAAGACATTCACTGCAAGAATCGGCGCAGAACCGAAGAGGACAAACTTACAGTATGCCACTTCCGAGATACCCCACTTTGTGAAATCGTCTTTCTCCACATCAATTCCAAAAAACTCCTCCGCTTCCGCAAGTGTGTATAGCAATACCACTTGTCTTAATTTGCTTGCTTGCTCCTCTGTGGGCAAACGATGAATCGGCGCGCAGCCGAACACCATTGGTATCGCCGTTTCTATTCGAGCAGGCGGAGTTAAACTCGTCGGCAACTGCCGCGTTCTAATACCGTGAAAAAATCCAGCCATTATTTACCTACCTTTCTTTTCCAATAATCTTTTTCCAAGTTCCTTTTTGTCAGCGATAAATCCGAATCCTTGTTTTGCAGTTCCCTCAACGCCTTCAATGCCTTTGATACGGGAACAAACATTTTCGCAAAATTCGCGTCCTCTTTCGTCCGCGCCGCGATTTCCTCCGGGAGGACTCCGTCGTCGTAAATAGTTCCGTAATTTATGTGAAAGTCGCCTTCAATCATCGGCACTCCCAAATAAACAATCTGTTCGGTACTTTCCGCCTGCGCCGCTTTCGGCGTTTCCGCCTGTGCAGGTTTTACCGGTTTCGTCGGCTTCGACTCGTTTTGATTCTTTTCCACTTCCATTTTACCCTCGCTTTCGCGTTTATTATTTATCTCTCATATTCGTAATATCGTTAATCGTCGGTTTTTCCAGCGCGCCCGTCCAAAACGTCGCCACAACCGCGCAACCGTAATACGGGTGGTCTTGCATTCCCGCCCCGTAAATGTCCGTCATTGCCTTTTCAAGTCCGGTAGTCCATTTGACCGGTTCTTGCAGATTCCATAAATCCGCAAATATCAACTCATTATTTAACATTTTCAGAATAACATCTCTCATATTCGATATATCGTGGTAACCTTCTTCTATTTTGTCGTAACTCTGCTTACTGAAAACACAGCACAAGAATCCGATTTTAACCTCGTGCGTGCGTCCGATTGCTTTGTCGGCGATTTCTCCTTCGAGTTCTCGGATAATTATATACGGTTGCGAATCGCCTATGTCACCATCTTGTTCGGTTGACTTCCTCGATGGAGTGTGCCCAATAAAGATGTTCGGTTCGCTATATTTTTCGTCGGTTTTATTCGGAACTCTAAACGGAAAATTTGCAAACTCTGTTTTGAGTTTGTCCTCTAAGTGTTTAATAAGTAAAAAAGTCGAATTCACTTTGCCCCCATTGCTATAAGTCGCGATTCACATTCCCTAATAAATGTCTCCTCAAAGATTTCGCTCGCTTTCTTTTGCAGAATATCCGGAACACCTTTGATTTCCGAGCGGGTCATCTGAGCCACGTTCGCAGTTGTAATTTGCTTTACAGCCTCTCTTTTCTTTCCACTAAGTTCAAAGAATTTCCCCGTTCTTTGATAAACACCTTTTCCTCGCCCGAAATTACCAACAAAGACACGCTTAAATGCGTGTCTTTGTCCTGCAATCAATACTGAAACTCCGCCCGACGTTTTGCCACTCATAATATTTCCCGGAGTTGCCCCCATTCTAATCAAAGGAATACGCTTCTTATTCAATAAGAATTGCGCGGAAAATTCCCCCGCTTGCTTTCCTGACCTTCTTATTTTTGATTCGCTAAGTTCTTCCTTTGGAACATCCCAGACCTTAGGAGTATCTTTTCTCGCTTCTCTACGTATTTGTGCAATAGTTTTATTTATGGAATCATCTAATACGTTTTCAAACTGCTCGGGAATCTGTTTGAGAAACTTATTAACCTGAATATTGTTCAAAAATCTGCTTGACACTTCAATCATTACACCCTCCTTACCAGGGTAATTTCCCAAAGTGCGAATTTTGGCACTATGAAATCGCAATACCAAATCTCGCCGTCAATATTTATATCTTCTTCGATATTCGGAGGAACAGGCATATCCGCTTTGCTGCAAATTATTTTCATTGCCTGCTTATCTACTCCCTGTACAGCATATTCCTCTTTTCCGGCATTCACGTCTTCGACAATACGCAACGGACGACCGTCCCAAGAGCAGATACGACCGAACTCCTTGTCGTTCGCGAAAACGACTGGGAAATCGTCGTGAATCTGCTGCTTGAAATCGTTCATCTTTTACACCTTTGTCGCTTCCGCATAGAGCGCGATAAGTTGCGCCTTATCCTCATTGCCTTCCGTTACAATGCCGAGAACCGACAACTCGCCACGAATCTCGTCTTCCGTCATTGCTTCCAATTCGTCGGCATTAAGAGAAGTTTGAGGATTTATGCCAGTGTTCGGATTTACCGCGTTATTGTAAAGCGCAATGAGTTCCGACTTGTTTTCTTTTCCTGTCGTTGGAACTCCCATAACTTTCAACTGCGCGAACATCTGCGGATTCGTCAGTGATGCGAAACTGTCTGTCGGTGTTTGCACAGGCGTTACTGGAGTTTGCATAGGCGTTACCGGTGTTTCCAGGGTTTTCGCTTCTTCCGCGACTCCGAGAACAATCAAACGCTTTGCCGCTTTTTCATCAATCACATCGGGACCGAGAATTTCACTCGTTTGGTATTCTCTACCGCTGTGTCTGACCGGGGATAAGAGTTTTACATTCATATTTCCTCCTTAAACGTTACCCAAAACGCTCGCAATTGTGAACGCATCGACTTGGTAAATGTTCGGCATCGGCGCAGTTTCCAATTGAACCCATCTTGCACTTCCGTTCGGCTCAGTCCACGACATCGGAAAGCGCGTACTTGCAGTCAAAGAGTGCATATTTTGAATAAGTCCATAGTGGAATTCACAACGCGCATTCGTTGAGCCAAGCAAGACCTTGTCGTCAGGCATC